GGGCCGAGTTGTACTCGACGTATGGCGAGAATGTGGTCGTGAGCCATTTTGAGAGATTATTCGTCGAATAAGACGGCACGAGAAGAGTGGCCGTGAGGGTGACGTTCGCACCGCCGGTCGCAGGCTTTATGATGCGTATATACGGCTGGTTAGTGTCGAGGGCCGGAGCGGTCGGCCATGTCCAATCGTTTCCGGGATTGTTAAGGGGCGGCAAATCGAGTTTGAGGGTCAGGCCGCGTACTAAATCTCCCTTGGCTGGAATTCTACATATATTGTTCTGACCGTACCTAACCTGTTGATCTAGAAAAGGGATGTCGTACGCCTCGAGCACAAAGGGGGTGTGGCGGCGATAAACTCCTGAAAAGTACGTCACCTGCGGTTCCCCTGTGAGATACGCATCCTGTTGACCGATGGCTGCCAACTGAATATAGCCGGCGCTCATCTCTAGTAAAGGGAAACATTGTTTTCCGTCGGCGCGGTCGCGCCCCCATGACCCTTGGGGATCACGAGACGAGAGTCGCGACTCGGTCTTGGTCCGCGGCGCTGCGCGATAAATAAGTCCTGCGGACTTACTAGAAATGACGCTTCAGCTCAGAAAGTTCGATCCGTCCAAGATGGCGAACGACAAGGTTTGCGTCTTTATAGGAAAGCGTGGTACAGGCAAGTCCACGCTCGTGACTGATATTCTCTGGCACAAGAAGAACATCCCAGCCGGAATCGCCATGTCAGGAACCGAGGAGGGTAACGGCTACTACAAGCAGTTTATCCCAGACCTGTTCGTCTACGGAGATTACAATAAAGATGCTCTCGAAAAGATCATAGAGCGTCAAAAGAAGCTTCTGGCCGCCGGTAAGTGCAACCCCGTTTTCATCCTCATGGACGACTGCATGTATGACCGAAGCTTCATGAGGGACACGTGTATTCGTCAGCTTTTTATGAATGGGCGCCACTGGAAGATCTTCTTCATGATGACGACCCAGTACTGCATGGACATGACGCCCATGATTCGCACCAACGTGGATTACGTGTTCGCCCTGCGAGACAACGTCCGTCAGAACCGCGAAAACCTGTACAAGGCGTTCTTCGGCGTCTTTCCGACGTTCGACCAATTTGCACAGGTCATGGACGCTTGCACGGAGAATTACGAGTGCCTGGTGCTCGACAACACATCGAAAAGCAACAGGATCACGGATTGCGTGTTCTGGTACAAGGCGCCCATCCGCCGTGGGTTCCACGTGGGTTCCCCTGCATTCTGGCAGTACCATCAGCGTCACTATAACCCCAGGGCGGTCGCGCAGCCCCTGGCACCGGCGACCCAGCGACGGGGAGGGACTGTGATCGTCAAAAAGTCGGGCGCGTAGTTAACTCGTCTTTCTTTTCAGACCCAGAAGTAGATGTTGACGTACGACCCAAGCGTTTCAGACTTGTCGTCCCCTATTCCAGTCGCTGCGGCGTCGATGCCAGTACAGAATGAGGACACCTCTAGTAAGCGCACGGTTCCCACCGGCCTCTTGCGGGACGTGGAGCCCGAAAAAAACCTAGACGAATCTCAAATGGCGGAGTTTTCGTCGTCGATTGAGGAAGTCATGCCCGGTCCAGGACAGATGATGCAGGATGAGGTTCAGGGATCGCCCTACGAGCAGGCGCCACCCCAGAAGCAGACCAAGTCCAAGGGTTCTTCAGGTTCGTCCAAGAACCCCTTTGGTCTGACGGATGAGCAGTGGTACGCGGCTCTGGCGGGCGTGGCGGCGGTCATAGCGTACTCAAAGCCGGTCCAGGGCAAACTGGGCACGATGGTGCCCAAGTTTCTGGGGGAGAACGGGGAGATTTCCATGACGGGTATGGCGGTGACGGCACTTATCGCCGCCGTCATATTCTACTTTGCCCGGCAGTTTCTTTCAGACCGAGTCTGAAAGTGCCCGGCGGATCCGAAGCTGCGGCCGTCAAGAGACCGAGGGGTCCTGCGGGACCTCCCTCAATCTCTCACCGTGTCCCCACAATACTGACGCGTCCCTGATTTCACATACAGGCCTGAATCTATGCAAATCTTTTTCAGTTTCTCGAAATTCTCCCAAAATTTGATCGAGTGATCATACTCTGGTACGGTCATATGGGCCAACTCGTGTATCAGTACATAAAAAGCTGAATTTACATCGTCTCCATCCAGGCAGATGTAAATTTCGTACCCTTTATTCACGTTTGAACCTATGACCCCATCCTTCTTCCCGTGAAGTCCAGTGATGATCGCCGGGTTCAGGACGGGTTTCCACATGGGATCTCCCGTTTCACGAAGAATATCGAGCGTCTTGAAGTACCGAGCCTTCAGTTCCGTCAGCATTTTTGGTTCTGAATCAGTGATTGCCACAAGGGTCAGCAAGACCAAGGGGACCGCGAGATGGACCAGATGGTTCATCTTTCCCTCAACTACCATTTACAAAGACAAATTTTGTATATAAATCTGAAATCAATCCTGTCGGCCTGGGCACCATGGGCTCCCATACGAGTCTGTCAAATCCCAGATCTTTCAATTTTCGAATCAAAACCGGTCCGTCCAAGAGGGGTTCCTCCTTGGCCCCGTCGGCATAGAAGGGACCGTCAGTCAACCGGACGAGCAGTTTTTCATTTTTAATCTGAAACTGATTTCCTAATTTGTCAATGAAATTGGGACCCATAGCCTCGGCCCGAGCCTTCTCAGGTGTTATGCCTATCAGAAGACCCCCTGGTTTCAGGGCAACCCTGATAGCCTTCAGGGATTCCTCAAGGGTCTTTTCATTTTCAAAAATGTAGTGGAGTGAAAAGTTGTAACAGATCACATCATACGGACCTGCAAAGGCTGCTTGACGGATATCACCCTGACCAAGGAAATAGACGTCAAACCCCATGTCGTTTGCGCGACGCTCAGCCTCTTCGAGTGATTCGGCATCGGGGTCGATGGCCGCCACCCGGACGCCACAAGCCTTCCATTTCCACCAGTCGCCGCCCCGACCGCACCCACAGTCGAGAACGTATGAATTAGGCTTTTGGACCCATCTGTTGATGTGCTTACGTTTATAATCGTTGTGAACCTTGCGGAGGTCCATTTTTACTTGTATAAACAGGTCAACCACTCCTTATTTAGGGTCTTCTGTGTTTTCAGCACTGGGTAAAGGGCACATGACGCGAATTTTTCGATGTCGGGTTCTTCAATCAGTGAATCAAAGAACGAATTTATCACTTCTATTGACGCATCCCTGAAAGTATATCCACTTGAGTGTTTCCATGTTATTTTCCCAGTCAACATACCGCTTATATCACTTGGTCTAACTCCAGTGCTTTCACTCGCCACCGTCACATTGAGAAATACGATAGATGATCCATCCTTTACCGCACTCACTAGTTTCACGGCCCTCTTGATAATATTTGCTCGAACTATCATCGGATGGAGGTTCGCGAGTGTATTGTTCGTCGTGTCCCCGTCAATATGGTCGCCGTTCTCGTTCGTACCCAACTCTCTACCTAGTACACACTCGATCATCAAAACATATAACGCCCGGGACACGTCACTCACTTTGATGAACGGCCTCTCCTCACCTTTCGATCTCCATGATCCCCAACACCCTGTACCCCTTACGTGTGTTCGATATAGTCCACTTGTGGCCACATGAAATTTTTCAAACTTGGGGTGAGTTGGCAGTATTTCACCCATCGGTGAGTCTCCTCGAGTGAACACGAGACCATCGTGTGGCGAGCCATTTCTAATACGTCGCGTAATGCAGCTCAAGACGACGCCATGGGCCACGGCGGCTGCCGCCGGTGAGCAGTATCGCGCCACCTCTTCCAGAGTTTCTGCGTTCAAAACAATGACAGATGTTGCAGTTATGCTATGTTCGGTCTTTGGTCTTTTGTTAAAATTCTGTTCCGAATTGGTCGCCCATCGAAGATTGAATATACTGTCGTTTAATGGTTCTCTGAAATTTATATGATCGGCTGTATAGCTTGTGTTCGGTCGGCGACGACCAGATGCAGTGAGTACGAGATGGGCACGTAACCTCAGCTTTTTACCTACGTGAATCATCATTTTACCATTTAGGATTGTCCCGGTAATCACGCCATTATCTCGGAGTATCTCACCAAGCTCGAGTATCGCGAAACCCTCGAAATATTCACCGTCATCTGTATATCTAAATTTGACCCAGTTGGATTTGTCGCGATACAGATATAACAGGTTTTCACTCGTGCCCCTATTGAAAGTCCTGATTCTATCCATCAGGTCTTCATCATTAGCCGTGAGTGCGTTCATAACCTTTCGGCGTTCCTCTATAGGTTTAAGAGCGAGTTCCCTATTAAATCTTAAAATTGATGCAGCGGCAAGTGAAAACTCGTCGTGTGTGAATGGTTCTACACTACTATCTTTTCTTGTCCTAATTTCCTTCTTTATTTCTGAAACTCTTGCAAAGTCTTCTCGAGTTTCATCAGGCTGACGCTTCCTGGAGAATGCAGCCATTCTACTCTAACATGCGTCAAGACTTTATTTACTTAAAGCTGTGTCTATTTATATAAACAAATGGCGGGAGAATTAACTTCTGATTACCTTATGGTCCCAGGACAGCTTTTTGCGTGTGTGTCGTTTGTCGGCCCAGATCTGCCACAGAAGAATGAGCAGCTGGGTCTGAAGATCCGTGGCTGCTTCCCCACCCGTGACGAGGCGGGTTCCCACGCCAAGCGCCTCCAGAAGGATGACGCACTGGTCGACATTTACGTCGTCGACATGTACAAGTGGCTCCTGATCCCACCCAAGCGTGAGGAGATTGATGACGTCCACTACCAGAACGACAAGCTCGAGGAGATTATGGTCAACTACCGCAAGAGCCAGACGGCTGCGGCTTCCATGTTCGAGAAGCGCAAGCGCGACATGATGGCCAAGCCTCTGGAGGGAAGCGACACGCCCTTCATCGAGCCCGGGGACGAGAACAGCAAGTACTACACCAAGCCGGACGTTCCACCTATGCCCCACCCGGCTGATCTGCTCGACGACCTGAAGAAGGAGTTCCCAGATGTGTCGATGGAGGAGCTGGTCGCCAAGGCGGACATTCGCGTGGCGGCCGAGATGATGCGTCGCAAGGAGGCTGACGACGCCAAGGCACTGGAGGACGCGAAGACGAAGGAGCCCATCGTGGAGGAGGAGGAGGTACCCGATGCAGCCTAAAATATTGCCAAGTACTAATAATGTTATTTAAACTAATTGCGGTCGCGGTGGTCCTAGTCCTCTTGTACATGGCGTACAAGCGGTTCCCACCGGCACCCGCAAGAATATCTCAAACTGTTGCCGCTAATGACAATCAGTTTGATGTATTCAGAGATATGGAACCAGCCGATCAGACTCGTGAGAATCCTTGGCTGGGGTTTCTTCAGGAGGATGTCCGTGTGAAACGCACGGGTCCTATTGGGGATTTTATTGGGGCTGATTCCAATTCTGGGAACGCGCCTTTGTACCTTGTGACTTGAGTCCTTTCAGGACTTGGCCGCGTTAATTACAATAGGGCGCATACTGATTATCAAAACACCGATGACTATGCCGAGAAGAATGAGACCGACGGGATTTGTGTTTTTTAGAAACTCGAGAGGGTCCTTTTGGGGGGTCTCGAGGTCACGTTGAAACATAGGGCGGGGCTGTTCCTGAACCGGCCAATCACTTTCGGACGGCGGTCCGTTTCTTGACTGGGACGGCTGGTCGCTTTTTGACAGGAACGGCAGATTCTCCATCACTGTCTGAATCACCACTCTCGCTTTTATCTGGCACAACAAATCCATCTAAATTGCCATCTTCATCAGCGTCCTCCTCGTCCGAGTCCTCCTCGGAAAAGTCTTCAGTTTCTCCGACGGATTTAATCTCAGACTCGTCGGAATCGTAGTCGTCATCTGCGTAGTCGTCCTCGACCTGCTCGACGGGCTCGTAGCGCACCGGGGGCTTGGTGACGCGCCCGGAACGAGTCCGGGGCTCATGTGTCGGCGCGGAGTCGTGGGAAGGGGCCTTCTGATCGGCCATCTGGGTAGTCCACGAGTGATTCGTTTAAGTACTTGGGGAAGAACTGGACGCCTCTGGAAATTGCATTCTGGTTTATTATAAATTCCCCTTCGTAACCTAGCTCGTTTGCGATGGCCCCTAGATCCTCCTGGTGTTCTGAATCGTCCGCACGTCTTATGCCCATCGCAATGTCCCTGATATTCTCCACACCCGCATAGAGCGACTTGGCTGATTCATCGAGCTGGTCGGTCGAAGCCAACCGTTCGAACTCGTGGATGTTGGTCAAAAATCTTTCCCAGCTCTTTGGGTCCAGACCCGAATACACGTGGACCTTCTCTTTGTACTTTTTGAAACGTGCGACTGGGCCCATCGGGAAGAAAATCCATAAGAAAACTACCAGAAGGACTACCCACAATAGCAACATCATTGAGTTGCTCTACTATTGATGGAGGAAGAATATGTTCCTGACCCCTGAACTCGCGGCAGTCTTCGTCGAAACAACGCTGGAAGACGCGTCCAGAACGTATAGAAAACCATATATGATTCGACTTGTGCTCCTTGTGAATACCCTCGCAGTACTTGGCGTCCGTCTGTGCGAACCACCCGTCGTGATCGTGCCTCTGAACCTTCTTGATATGCGTTCTCCCCTGACCCTCGAGATACTTGCGCACAAACTCTTCGAGGGGGCCGTTATTCTCGAGGACATCCTCTTGACGCGGCTCCTCGTCCGTACGGACCGCAAAGAGCTCCATGGTTTCCACGTTGGGTTCCTTGGCGAACAGCGCGCCGTCCAGGTCTCTCCACGGAATGTATGGGTCTCCCGTGGGTTTCTTGTGCGACCAAAGCATTCGGAGGCCAGACCCGCCGTAGACGGAAGCATCGATAACACGGTCCCAGTCGAATGCAAAGTCTTGAGACAAATTCATAATGATTTTTGATCTAAATTGAAGAGCTTGGGTTTTAGTGACCACCAAGTCCGGCCAGTGAATATGAACACCGGATTTAATGAGTCCCTCACCGACAGGTCTGGGCCGGGCACGGGCAATCAGACACCTGGAGGTCTGGTCAATTGCGTCCCGAATTATAGAACAAAATTGAAGAAGATCTTCATCCTTCAGTTTCTCTTGAGCCTTGTAGTCAAGGTCCACGAAGAATTTGAAAAGTTCCGTCTTTTGTTCGACCACGTACAATTTCGCACCTGATTTAATCGCATCCACACAGGATTGGTGAAACTCCCGGGTTTCCTCTGTGGGCACGAACAAGATCCCACCGTCCATGAGGACGTGGGTGGCGTGGCCGTTCGGGACCCGCCATCTTTCTATTGACATTATCAATTCAGAGACTAAATTCTCTAAGACTCATCTTCACTAGAAGAATCCAGGAGCCACGACAGAATGTGTTTCTGTCTTTGAGGCTTTTTTGGGGGTCCCGTTTTTTCAGAAGGCGCTGCTGTTGTCTCGTCCTGCGGCCGAGACTCCATTTCCTGCTCAAGCTTTTCAATTTCATAACACAATTTGCGAAGGGACATGTCCTGTGCAAGTTGTTTAGGGTCCTCACCCTGACCACGCATGGTGGCGAGGATGGTGGCGAACTCGATTTTGGATCGGGTCATCCTGTTCTAATAAGTCCGAAGGACTTATTTACGCGTAGCTTTTCGCAGCGGTCTACAGTTTCTTCAAACACGGAGGTTAAAAGGAATCTTGGGATTGCTGAGAGCCTGTAGAAACTCGGGGTTCCCCAAGACGTGCTGGCGTATCATGGGCCAGAGGTTTGGCAATTTTGAAATGAAATCAAGAGTCTCAAATTTACAATCATCATTTTCATCATAATTCTTTCGGAAAGGAACCAAGTTGGCGTCCATCTTGCCCATTTCCTCCGTGAACCGTCTGACTATGTGCCGTTGTTCAATAGAGGTCATTTGCATGTTAAATACATAGACGTGATAGTGGTTCAGAACATCCACACCATCCTCCACG